GGGAGACTTTCCTACTGCATCACGTGAAATGTTAGATAGCCGTTGGGCTGTGCAGGTAAAAGGACGTAGCCATAAGTTAGCACATGCTATGCATCATGGGGAGTTAAAATAATGGGCGATTCATTAGCACAACAAATAGGATTTACTAAAAAGAAAGAAGATAAACCTTCTGGGGCAAAACCAAAACCTTATCCTGATAATGCACCCGCAAGGTTAAAAGCTAACTACGCAAAGAAGTATACAAATAAGGATAAGTTTTTAGGATTTAAAGTAATAGATAAACTTAAAAAGTTGTTAGACTAATGGCTAGAGAACTAAACGAAAGACAACAGAAGTTTCTGGAAGTCCTCTTTGAAGAGGCTGGCGGTGACGTAGTTGCCGCTAAGAAACTAGCAGGGTATTCAGAGACTACTGCTACAACTGCAATTGTAAAAGGTCTCAAAGAAGAGATACTAGAAGCAACGCAGATGTACATGGCACGTAATGCACCTAAAGCTGCTATGGCTGTAACAGGCGCACTATACGACCCAACTGAACTTGGTATTCGTGATAAGATGGCAGCAGCAAAAGAACTGCTTGACCGTACAGGTTTAATTAAAACAGAAAAGGTGCAGGTAGAAGCAGCAGGTGGTGTTATGCTTATGCCAGCTAAAGCTAAAGTAGAGGACGATGACTAATGAGTAATCGCACTAAAAAACCTAAAACAAAAGCACAAACTAGACACGCATCAATAGCTAAAGATACTAAAATTAAAACTGCTCAAATGAAAATTGACCAGTTAAACGCTATAAAACCAAAAAATTTAAATGCTGAAGATGTAAAAATAAGAAAGGCACTTTTACAACAACAAAAAGAAATAATAAAAGGTTTAACAAAAACACCAGCGAAAGAACTAGCAAAAAAATATGCGTTACGTTCTGTACCAGTTGTAGGAAGTTTTTTAGCCGCTTTTAAACCAAAACCAGCAGGACAAGGTTCAGCGTTAACTGGTCCGGGTTCAAAAAGAAACAAATGACTAGAACAGCAGGGCGTTGGAAGTTACCACAGCCAACAGACATTAAAGAAGAAAACGAATGGGTACAGATACCACGCATTGCACGTACTGTACCATTTGGTTACAAGCAAAATGAAGAAGACCCCGACATTCTTGACCCCATTCCAACTGAGTTGGATTTGCTTGAAAAGGCCAGAGCGTATACAAATCAATACAGCTATCGTGAAGTAGCTAACTGGCTGAGTACAAATAGCGGTAGATACATATCGCATGTAGGATTAAGAAAGCGGTTACAACATGAGCGAAAGCGTAAGAACCAAGCTAAAAGCATCCGCCAGTGGGCAGAGTATGCGGAAAAGGCAATCGCCAAAGCGCAAGAAATCGAAGAAGCAAGAACAGGCGCAAAAGCCGCAGGTTAATATACAGGATATTGAATACGAAACAGAAGCAGTTGAAGAACATGCTAATGTACTATTCAAACCCAACCCCGGCCCACAGACAGACTTTCTTGCAGCGAGTGAACGTGAGGTTCTTTACGGTGGTTCAGCAGGTGGTGGTAAATCATATGCTATGCTTGCAGACCCGCTTCGCTACATGGGGCATCCACAGTTTAGTGGTTTGCTGCTCCGACATACTACGGAAGAGTTACGTGAACTAATATTTAAATCACAGGAACTCTATCCAAAAATCTGGCCCGGAATAAAATGGTCAGAAAGAAAGATGCAGTGGACTGCGCCATCTGGTGCGAGGTTGTGGATGTCATACCTTGACAGAGATGAAGATGTCCTGCGTTATCAGGGTCTAGCTTTTAGCTGGATAGGCTTTGACGAACTAACACAATGGGGAAACCCGTATGCATGGAACTACATGCGAAGTCGTCTACGGTCCACTGCCCCTGACTTGCCTATCTTTATGAGGGCAACTACAAACCCCGGTGGAAGAGGACATCACTGGGTAAAGAAAATGTTTATTGACCCAGCACCATATAATAAGGCATACGATGCGACAGATATTGAAACGGGTGAAATTCTCAGGTATCCAGCAGGGCATAGCAAAGCTGGCAGACCTTTATTTAAACGTAGGTTCATTCCTGCTAGGTTATCTGACAATCCCTATCTTTCGGAATCTGGGGATTACGAAGCCATGCTCTTATCACTTCCAGAGCAGCAAAGACGGCAACTCTTGGACGGTGATTGGGATATTAAAGAGGGTGCTGCGTTCACAGAGTTTGACCGTGATATTCATGTTATTGAACCTTTTAATATTCCTAGCAATTGGGTTAAGTTTAGAGCATGTGATTACGGGTATGGTTCTTACAGTGGTGTTGTATGGTGCGCTGTCGCACCGTCTGAGCAAATCATTGTGTACAGGGAATTGTATGTGTCAAAAGTCTTAGCCACTGACTTAGCAGACATGATACTGGAATTAGAGGCTGAAGACGGAAATATTAAATATGGTGTCTTGGATAGCAGTCTTTGGCACAAGCGTGGCGACACTGGCCCTTCTCTTGCGGAACAGATGATAAGCAGAGGTTGTCGGTGGAGACCATCAGACCGCAGCCGTGGCAGTCGTGTAGCAGGTAAAAACGAAATACACAGACGTTTACAGATAGATGAATTTACGGAAGAGCCTAGACTTGTTTTCTTTAATAGTTGCACGAACATCATTTCCCAACTACCGTCCATTCCACTGGATAAGAAAAATCCAGAAGATGTGGACACGAAAGCAGAAGACCACTTGTACGATGCGTTAAGATATGGTATAATGTCACGACCAAGGTTTAGTATATTTGATTATGACCCGATGGGTAGGCCCGGTGGCGGTATGCAGGTTGCAGATGCTACCTTTGGATACTAAGGAAAAAAAGTATGGCTGAAGATGAAATTATGATTGAAGATGACGCTATTGCGTTGGAAGATACAGACGATTCTGTGACTTTTGATGCTGATGTGTCTAACATTATTCCTTTTATTATTGAGCGATACAAACGTGCTGAAGATTATCGCTATCAAGATGAAGAGCGTTGGCTGAGAGCCTATCGCAATTATCGTGGTCTATATGGTCCTGATGTACAGTTTACAGAGTCGGAGAAGTCACGTGTCTTTATTAAAGTTACTAAAACCAAAACGCTTGCTGCGTATGGTCAAATCGTTGATGTTTTATTTGCTTCTAATAAGTTTCCTTTATCTATTGAGCCTACAACACTTCCTGAAGGAGTAGTCGCTGATGTACATTTTGACCCAAAAGAGCCGGAACAGATGCAAGCGTCTACTTCGCTTACAAGTCCGTATGGTTTTAAAGGAGATGGAAATGATTTGCCACCGGGTGCAACGGCTAAAACGCTGTCTGAAAAACTTGGACCGTTAGAAAACAAACTAGAAGGTGTACAGGATAAATTAAAAGAAGGGCCGGGTAAAACACCCACTGCAATTGAATTTAGTCCAGCGATGATTGCGGCTAAAAAGATGCAGAAAAAAATACATGACCAGCTTGAAGAGTCTGGCGCAAATAAAAACCTGCGTAGCAGTTCATTTGAAATGGCACTGTTTGGAACAGGTATTATGAAAGGTCCATTTGCAAAAGATAAGGAATATCCTAATTGGGATGATGAGGGTAATTATGACCCACTCTTTAAAACTGTACCACAGGTAGAACATGTTTCTGTTTGGAACTTTTATCCTGACCCAGATTCAAATAACATGGATGAAGCACAGTTTGTTATTGAGCGTCATAAGATGTCTCGTTCACAAATGCGTATGCTCAAGAAACGTCCATACTTTCGTGGTCAGGTTATTGATGAGTGCATTCAGATGGGTGAGAACTACATCAAGAAGTATTGGGAGGATGACCTATCTGATTATGCGCCAGAACACGGCATAGACCGTTTTGAGGTTCTTGAGTATTGGGGTATGGTTGACACAGAGATGCTTGAAGAGCAGGGTGTTGAGATACCAGATGAACTAAAAGAGTTTGATGAATTACAAGCAAACGTATGGATTTGTAACAACAAACTTATTCGTATGGTGCTTAATCCGTTTAAGCCAGCTAAAATTCCATATGCTGCTGCTCCATATGAAATGAACCCATATTCATTCTTTGGTGTAGGTATTGCTGAAAACATGGACGATACGCAGACTTTAATGAATGGGTTTATGCGTATGGCTGTAGACAACGCTGTGTTGTCAGGTAATCTGCTTATTGAGGTAGACGAAACAAATCTTGTACCCGGTCAGGACATGTCTATATATCCGGGCAAGGTATTTCGCAGACAATCTGGCGCACCGGGCCAAGCTATTTTTGGTACAAAGTTTCCTAACGTATCATCTGAAAACATGATGCTGTTTGATAAGGCACGTCAGTTATCTGATGAGTCTACAGGTATGCCTAGCTTTGCACATGGGCAAACAGGTGTAACAGGTGTAGGACGCACTGCATCTGGTATTTCAATGCTAATGAACGCTGCAAGTGGCAGTATTAAGACTGTTATTAAGAATGTGGATGATTACCTGCTTCGTCCTCTTGGAGAAGGTTTCTTCCGCTTTAATATGCAATTTGACTTTGACCCTCAGATTAAGGGTGACTTAGAAGTTAAAGCACGTGGTACAGAAAGTCTGATGGCTAACGAAGTACGTAGTCAAAGACTAATGCAGTTTTTGCAGATTGCAAGTAATCCTGCTCTTGCCCCATTTGCTAAGTTTCAATATGTAATTAGCGAGATTGCAAAGTCAATGGACCTTGACCCCGACAAAGTAACCAACAACATGAGTGAGGCTGCATTGCAAGCAGAACTGATGAAGCAGTTCCAAGCACCAATACCAGAGCAGCAGCAACAACCTCAAGCAACAGGTGCGCCACTTGACCCAACAGGTGCAGGTGGTGGAACAATAGGTACTGGTCAAGCACCAGTTCCGGGTGAACAAGGATTTAGTGGAAATGGACAAGCAAATATTGAGCAGACTCAAGCCGTGGGTCAACAACAACCGCCAATGGGAGGCATTCAATAATTATATTGATGCACAAATACAGACACAACAGAAAGCATTAGAGCAATCTACTGACGCTGTTTTGTTTCACAGGCAACAAGGTGCTATAGCTGCACTACGTAGACTTAAACTTATAAGAGATGAAGTAAATGGCTCTAAAGGAACAAATGGATAGGCTTATGTCTCCTGATGACATGATGTTGCCACAGGAAGATATAAAACAAGAAAACTTAGATGAGGCAAAACAAATTGCTAAAGAAATTGCCTTTGAATCTTTTCCGGGTATAGGTGAAGCTGCTGCAATAGCAAGAACAAAACAAGCATTAGAAAAAGGCGATAAAGTTGGTGCAGCTATAGAAGCTGCTGGTGGTGTCATGGGTTTACTTCCCATAGTTGGTGACATGGCTAGTAAAGGGTTTAGAAAAACAGCAAATCTACTTAGAAAAGATGCTGAGTATACAGTGGATAATCCGGGTTATAATGAAGTATATGAAGAGACATATGCACAAACAAAACAAAGAAGTTCAGACAAAGTAAAGCAAAGAGCTATAGATAGAGGTGAAAGAAATACTTATCAAGCTAATATTGGTAGTTCAGATGGTCAAACAGGTCATATATATAATGCTAAATTTAAACCTGAAGAACTTGAAGATATTCCCGGTGCGATGGGTGAAGAGGAGTTTCGGGATACAGGTATAACTTTTATAGACGGAGAAGAGGCACATAATAAATTAAAAGCATTAGAAAAAAGTATAGCAGAAAAAGGTTATAATCCTGAAGGTAACATTCTTATTCATGTTCGTGAAGATGGACAGCCTTTTATCGTAGAAGGTAATCACCGTTTAGCAGAAGCTTTAAAATCTAAAAGACCAACTATTAAAGCTGAAATTGTATACCTTCGTGGTGCGGAAGAAGTAGATGGTCCATTAAAACCAGCAGATATATTACCACCACAAAAAGATTACCAAGGTGGTAAAAGAGTATTTCATGCTACTTCTGCAGATTTTGATGAGTTTGATTTTGTTCGTCCGGGTGAATCAGATATAGGATTTCATGTAGGTACATCTGAACAGGCAAATGCACGTTTAAGAAGCGAAGGCAAATACATAAAAAAAGGTGAGCGTGTATTACCACTACAATTAAAGAAAAGACTAAGACCTGCTCGTGTTCCAGATGTTTCATTTTTTAGTGAGCCAAATAGATGGAGAGCAGAGTTAGCTATACCTACATCTGAAAAAAACGTGCTTAAATTTATGTTGGATGATGCAGAAGACGCAGATATAATCGCTAAAGGTCCAACTGTACGGGTAGGTGGAGAGTTATATGTTGTAAATCCTCAAGCAGCAAGACAAGGAGCAACTAGCGATGTAGAGTTTTGGAAAGACTTAGTACGTGCTAGTGTTGCGGCAGAAAAAAAATTAAATACAACAAACTTTGAAAATAAAAAGAAATGGTTTGAAGTATTAAAAGGTGTGGCAAATAAACATGGCTATGATTCTTTTGTTTACAAGAATCAATACGAAAGTTACAATTTAGACCCTAGTGAAATAACTAAATTTGAAGATAGCTATATGCTTCTTGAACCAGACCAAGCTAAAGGTTTATTTGGCGGTAGAACATCAGGTGAGCCTGAATTTATGAAAAGCAAAGGTGGATTAATATGAATGCTTTAAACAAACAAATGGAAATGTTTGGAGACCTACCAAAGCAGAAAAAAGTAAAAGCTGCTGGTGGTGGTGCATTGATGGCAACTGAAAAAGGTAAAATATTACCCTCTATTGCAGAACTTACCGATGCTTATAATATATTTAGAGCAGACAGAGATTCAGCTAAACTTACAGTAGATGAAATGGATGCCATATTAGAATCTTTTCTTGACATGAAATCTGCAGGTAAATCTTTTGCAGAGGGTGGACTAGAAGATGGTGGTTTAAAAGATGAGGGTGGTGAAACAGACCCTGTATCTGGAAACGATGTGCCACCCGGTTCTTCAAAGGAAGAAGTACGTGATGATATTCCTGCAATGTTAAGCGAGGGAGAATTTGTATTTCCAGCAGATGTAGTTCGTTATATTGGTCTTGAAAATCTTATGCGCTTGCGCCAACAAGCAAAGCAAGGTTTAAAAATGATGGAAGCTATGGGTCAAATGGGTAATTCTGAAGATGCTATTATGCCAGATGATTTACCCTTTGGTGTTACTGATTTAATTATAGTTGACACAGAAGATGAAAAAGAGTATAATGAAGATGATGTAAAAGAAATGCAAGTGGGTGGTATGGCTACAGGAACTAACACAACTACTCAACCGGGTATTTATTATACTCCTTCTACTTTTCCAACACAACAAACTACTCAAGCTGCATCTTCTCAGTATCAAGTTCCTTCTATGTACCAAGCACCAACTCAGCAAGCAACTCCTGTTGTAGGAGGAGATGTTCCTCAAATAGGTCAGTTTATGGAACAGGCGCAAGAAGATGGTGCGGCTAAAATAGTTACTATTATTAATCCTGATACATTAGAGGAAAGACAAATTAACTTTATTCCGGGTGTAACAACTATACCAGAAGGTTTTATGTTAAAAAGTAAATACCAACCAGAAGAAAAAGTTACAACAACACCTACAACTACACAAACAACAAAAGTAGCAAAACAGTCCGATGATGACCCAAATGCTATGTCAAAAGAAGAAATAGAAAAAATTGAAGGTCGTATAGATGCTGCAAAACAATTAGGATATGATAAATTTGCTAATCCACTTAGTGGTATGGTAAGCGCATTAGTACCCGGAAAATCAATTTTTGGTTTTGATACTAATTTAGAAAAAGGCACTATTACAGGAACAGGTTTTATTGCTGATGGTGCAGGTGGTTTATTTGACCCTATAACAGGAGCAAAAGTAAATCCTAGTATTGTTCAGGGTATTGTAGATACTTTTCGTGGCACAGATAGAAATAAAGAACTTGGCAAAGGAAGTCAGGCAAAACAAGCGGGTCTTAAATCTTTGTATGATAAAGAACGTGATGAGCGTATTCAAAAAGCTACTGACGTAAGAGAAGAAGCAGAAGAACGTCTTGAAAAAGCAAGGAAAGAAAGTAGAGCAGCAGAAATTCGTGAACAGGCTCGTATGCGACAAGAAAAAGAAGCAGAGATTGCAGCCGAAAAACAACGTATTCAAGATATACAAAAACGTGCTAGGGAACAACTTGCACAGCAGTATGGTGACAGTGATGATGGTGGCACATACGAAGGTAGTGTGCAACAACAGGCAGATGACTATACAGCACAGGCTGTAGCAGAAGCTGTATCAACGGGAGACTACAGCAGAGGATTTGCAAAAGGTGGTCTTGCTAAACAGATGAAGCAAAGTGGGTTAGCTTCTAAAAAATAATCCACATAACTCAATGGCTACCTAACCCCCCAACACTGGCTACGGTTAGCCCCAAAGGAGAAACAGATGGCTGAAGCAGCTATTATGGCAGAAGAAATGCAACCAGAAAAGAAAGTTGCATTTGCAAATCGTAAATATACGAATGAAGAAAAACGTCAACGTGAAGAGGCAGAACTAGAACAGCTTATAAAAGAAAATGCAGGTGAAGAAAAAGAACCTGTAGAACAAGAGGCTGAACCAACAAACGCAGAAGAAAAAACATTTAAGAAGCGTTACTCTGATTTACGTAGGCATCAGCAGAAACAAGCTGAAGAATTAAAAAAAGAGATTGATGATTTAAAACGTCAGCTTTCTGTTGCAGCACAAAAAGAAATGAAGTTGCCTAAGTCAGATGAAGACATTGAAGAGTGGGCAGCAGAATATCCTGATGTAGCAAAAATTGTAGAAACAATTGCAATGAAAAAAGCGGCTGAGAAAGCAAGTATTCTTGAAGACCGCATAAAAGCAATTGATGAAATGCAGCAATCAGCAACAAAAGAAAAAGCTGAAGCTGAATTATTAAAGTTGCATCCTGACTTTGATGAGATTCGTGATAGCGATGATTTTCACGATTGGGCTGATGAACAACCTAAGTGGGTACAAGATGCGTTGTATGAAAATGATAATGATGCAAGGTCAGCAGCACGGGCTATTGACCTGTACAAAGTAGATAGAGGAATAAAAGGTGAGAAGAAATCTAAAAAAGATAAAGGTGCTGCTGAAGCTGTTTCAACGAAACGTGAACGAAACACACCTCAAGCAGACGAATCTTCCACTTATTTAAAAGAGTCTCAAGTTCAAGCGATGTCTCCGCAAGAATACGAGAAGCGTTCCGAAGAAGTTATGGAAGCAATCCGTACAGGTAAGTTTATTTACGATATATCTGGTTCTGCTAGATGACGGTAATATATAAACCGCAAAAGGACATAGAACTTTTTGCTCCATTTGGACCTACAATGGGTTACTTTCGTATGCCAGATGAATTAGTAGAAAGTTTAAATAGTAAAATGTCCGATAAGTTAGAGGATTATTCTGATAACTTAGTTGGTAAGGTTAAAGAGGAACTAGCCTTTGATGATGAAATCATAAAGATTGCTCAAGAAGGATTAGGCCAGTTTGTAGGAAAGTATCAAAACTATACAGAACATAGAAACTCTATGGGAGTAAAAACACTTGATACTGAAAACTTTAACTAC